TGGGGAGTCTCCTTCACCCGTCAAGAAATCAATCTGTGTGGCAACATCACTCAAGTAGTTCTCATATGCCTCTGGACTATCGGGATTATCAATATAATCATTCCTAGTTTTCTTAAATTTTTGATGATGTTCATTTGCAGTTTGAATTGCCTTTGTCTTATCCTCAGGACTCAAACTATCATCAGACATAATAGAGTTCTGCATGTTGATAATGTTACCAGATGAAGGAGATGTTCCACCTCTACCTCTTTCTAGTTTTCCATCCTTACTAATAAGGTATCTTGCACCAACATCGTAGTTATTGATAAGATTTCTACCCATATAATCATTCATCTTGGTCTTATCGACACCAAGATTTTCACTCATGATATCAAACACCCCATTGATTTGATCTGAATTCATATCTTTGACCTGAGCATCAGGTGCAAGTTCATTCTTTTCTAAGAAGTCAGACATTTTAGTCTGATATTCTTTGAATGCTTCTGAAGTAACTTTTAGTTTTTGTGATGATGCCTTACCCAACTTACTCTCAAGTCCTGAGTTGACCGAGTTCATAAGGTCATCACTCATCAAAGAAGAAACACTTCCTCCTAACGATGATGCAAGTTCAGAGTTGAATGAAGACGCCCTATAATTCTTCTCTAATCTCTCTCTAGTCTTCGGACTACTCAAATCAGAATCAATACTATCTCTCTTTCTCTTTGCTTGTTCTTGGAACTTATCAAAACCCAAGTCAGCTCTTGGTTCATTCACTCTTCTCAAGAGCATTGCGAAGTTATCAATATGATCTTTGCCACCAGATTTCAATGGAACAATATGTTCTACTTGGAATTCACCTGGTGATCTTCTCTGACCACTTAGTGCATATGCATCTTTACCATCTTGCATTGCCCACATATGAAGAGCAGCTGATCCTCTTATTGGGTTTGCAGTTTTACTTTGTTGATCCTTCTCATTTGGATTGTAAAAAGTTTTTGGTGATCCACTCTTAGATAAAAAGTCTCTTGAAGGTGTAGGTAAGATACTAAAGACCGCATCAGTTATAGTAGGATCCATATTAGCCAATGCAGATTCATTTTCAGAAGCCAGATTGAATGCCTTAGTTTGAATTCCTTCAGGATCTAATTGATTTAGATCATCCCTTTCGGCAATATGTTTTGCTTCATAGTAACCCAAGTTACTACCCACAAGTTCATGACTTTCTCCTCTCTTCCAGTAACCATCTTCGCCAATAAAGGAACTTATCTCTTCATAAGCTTTTGCAAACTGTTTTACTTGTTCTTCATCATTGACATCAATACCAGCATCTAAAAGTAATTCACTTACAGTTTTTGAATTAGTTTTTGTAAGTTGTATTTCTTTCAGATAGTCACCTTCATTAATCGCGGTCATCATCTCATTGACTTTAGTTCTGTCATTCGCCTTTGCAACTGACTTACTTAAAGTATTCAAACCACTCCTATATTCAGAGTCTTGAGAATAATGTTGTTGGAATTCTTTATTTGCCTTACGACCATTATCAAATCTTTGATCATCGACATCTGCATTTGCAATATCAGTCACTCTTTGAATTGATTCTTCTGTTGCGATATCAACATCACCCCTTGCTTCAGAACCATCAAGATTCTTACCAGTTTCGATTACTGCTTGATTGATTGTCTTAAATTCTTCGGGTTCTTTAACTCTACCTTCAGGAGTTCCCATCTCCTTTTCAAGTGCAGCCTGTTCAGCATCCTGTTGTTCAGCCTCTGCAGCAGCTTGTTCTTCTGCTTCTGCATCAGCCTGAGCAATCATATCATCAGCTTGTTGATCAATTTGTGCCTTTCTTTTAGCACTCATTGCAGACTCTCTACCACGAGCCAACATCTTTTTGACAGTCTGTTTATCACCAGATTCTAATGCTTCAGCATCTGGTCCACCAGGAACATTCTTGGCGAGTTGATCAGTTACTGATGGAGTTTCTTCTGGTTTAGGTGCATCCTTTCTAAAGTCAGATAGAGTCTTTTCTTTTTCAGTCTCTGCCTGACCTGCAGGAGAGTTTGCCATCCTACTAGCCAAGTCATCTTGAGATGCAGGGACAAACTTATCACCCTTTACCTGACCAACATATTGACCTTTATTATCATAGTATCTACCGAACTTAGATGTTACACCACCAGCACGTTCAGCATCCTTCCTTGCCTGAGACTCATCGTTCTCGGCAAGGTAGGCATCAGCCTTTCTTAGATATTTAAATACATCCATCTATCAGACATTCAATCCAACAGCTCTCATCTGTTTCTTCATTGCTTCAGCCTTATCGGGGTCCATAGTCTTCAGTCTACCACGGACATTTCTCTCCGCCTTTTGACCAGAAGTTTCAGACTTTCTTGCTTCAGCTTCTCCCTTCTCAGGATTGCGTTGATAACCTTCTTCAACATCCCATGCATCAACCTTTGCCTGAATGGCTTTCAGTTCAGCTTCAGAGAATGTTACTTCTTCCTTTTGGGTTTTACGGGCTTTATTTGCGTCTGCTGCAACTTTATCACTCGCTTCTTTCTTAGCTCTCAGCATTTCTTCTCGATCTGCTTTTGTAAAACGAGCAGTAGGTTTAGAATCAGAATGTCCTGGATTCTCCTTTTCAAATGGAGTCTTCTTTTTCTTCTTGGGTTTCACCTCGGGGTGTCCACCATAACGATTTAAGTATTCAATATTAGGTTGTTCACCCTCACTCAATGAGATTTCATCAAGATGCTCACCCCCATTACTTATAGAGAGGTATGCCTGTCGGAGAGATTCAAGTTCTTCTTTCCTGGTCATTTTATCGACAGCCTTACCGATACCTTTCTGCCTCTTATCAATCTTTTTATCTTTGGGTGTTTGACCTGGATAACCGATTTCGGCATCTTCAGCATCAGTTGAACCTTGTGTATAAGACCTTTTCTCAACATCCTTAGATGCTTTCTTTACATAAGAACCCATAGTTCCTTTGGAGAGTTCATCAAGATACTCTTCATTCATACCCTCACACTCACAAGGATCTTTACCACACTTCTCACACTTACCTTTCTTACCCATGGCCTTCTTGATGGCCTTGTCTCTTGAACCAAAGTATTCGTCCTTACCGGATTCTACTTCACCATCACCATCATAATCTTTATTGGCCCTCTTCTCATAGATGGCCTGGTAGATATCACGAATATCCCTTCTAACAGTACCTTCACTCATTCTATTGGAGACTTTATTGGCAGCATCACCAACTTTCTTCGCGGCTTTACGAATCATTCCTTTGATACCAGACTTGATACCAGCCTTGGCATCCTTTGCCTTACGCATAGTCACTGCAGATGCATTACTTGCACTTTGCTTTAGTCTGTTTGCCTTATCGGTTGCAGACTGTTTTGCACTTCTATATGCACCGTAAGATTTAACTGCACCCTTTGCAGCCTTTTCTTTTACCTTACCCATGGCACCTTCCAGTGAAGACTTCACTGCGGACATTTTCTTTGCCCTTGGGGACTCGGTGTCACTACCGTAAGTTACTCTTGCTTCTGTAAGTACTTCTTCAAATATTGCTTCACACTGTTCGACACTATAACCTTCTTCGAAAAGTTCTTCAAGAACTTCTTCAGCAATATCGTCCAACTCAGTTTGGTTGATCAAGGAGAAGTCCATCTCACTGATTTCATCCTTATGAGAGTAAAACTCTTCTTTAGCTTCTTTGTTATGAACAGCGGAATACGCTTCCATAAAGTTACGCATTGATGAAGACATCTGATTAATCATTACTTTCTATATCTTTATTTATATTCTCTAGATATTCTCGTTCATTTGAATACACAGAAGAGGGGTCGAGATAAATCTCAACACCCTCTTGGATACTTGGTATCAACCATTCATGTACTGGTAGACATGCTTCCCAGTTGACAGGTTGAATACAATTCATAACAACTACAGACCAGAATGCTACTGTGTAATTTAAAAGTGTAGTCACTGGTCCCACACTAATTGTTTTGCCATAGTGTCTCTCAACTTATTAATACGCTTCTCATCAAAGTGTGCGAAGTTAGGATACTTCTCCACCTTCTTGTAATAATGAAGTGCATTGAGAATGATAGTATAGTCCTCCATTGAGAGTTCAAACTTCACAGATCAACTCCCACAGAAGAACCACCAACAACTCTAGTGTATAGGTGTAGTGTACCTTCCTGTTCACACTTTAGATGCCAACGTGTCATAGTAATTACATTCTCTCTATCAGCTCCAGTGAGCATTTTACGTCCAGCTTTGGTCATACTGGAGAACATACCATAACGTGTTGTCCAGACATAAAATACACCATCAACTAGTTCTGCACCTTCTGGCACAAAAACTTCAACTTCAGGATTTGTGATTGTGTTCATATTCAATAACGTATTTTTTGTGTGTTGTAGTCTTATCGCTTACACTGTAATGACTAAGTTTACCATCAAGAATCTTTGTTACATTATCCAGTTGAGTTTGTACTATGACATCCTTAACTTCTGGAGTGATACTGTCTCGCACTTGTGGTTTGTTGAACTCATTCATTTGAATCATACTCTCGTTTTGTCTTAAAGTAAAGTTTGTAGTATGGTTTTTTCATTTCATTTAGAGTATTCATATCTTCCTCAAATCCCATGTATTTACAAAGTTGATATGATCCTTCCAACTCACTAATCAATCTTAGTATGTTTGTAGGATTCCTTTCGAGTCCACCAAAGTCATACTTTGAAGTCATACAAACATTCCCTGTTCGTTCATATACTGAAGTGCTTCTTTCATACTACCAATGTGATGATAACCGATTGCAACCTGAGGATATGTTGCATTTGTTCCAAACTCTGCCTCAAATGCCTTATCATCAAAGTCAACACCTAAAACATATTCATGAAAGTCATCACCAAGAGATTTAAGAAGAGATATCATTCTCTCACACTCTTGACTACCGTTGCTGTAAATTACTGCTTGCATTTTAGTCACGTTGCCTCCCACTATCAGTCCCTTGTTCTCCAATCCTCTGGTTTATCTCTCTTAAACCAATCTACAATCTCATCAGCAGATCCAAATCCTGTCTTATGATTTGTTGGATCAGGGTCTCCTAACCCCATATTGTTTAAGAAGTCATCCATACTACCTTCCTCAATGTCTTGTGAAGATTGTCTTCGTGCCTTTTTTAACATTTCATGGGCAGATGTATTTGCCTTTGCTAATTTATTTGCCCAAATCATATCGGACAACTTTACTTCTTCTCCAGAAGCAATACATTTACAAATAAATTCTAACCGAAGACGGTAGTTTGTAGACAGCATATTATCAAACTTTTTTAATATTTATTCTGTAGTCTTTTTATTAAATCCAAATGGACCCGCAGACTCTTCTTCTAGTGCTACCTTTAGTGCAACAGTTCCGATTGCTTCCATACATTTAAGAACTTCTTCCGTCTTAGCACCTTCACCAAGTTCTTTGGCGACGTACCAATACTTAGGCCAAAATGTTTGACCTGCCAATTCATAATCTTCAAGTGTTAGTAGTTTCATAGTTTTGATAATACTTCTTTGTAAATGTTTTCTGCGATGGCCTTCATCATTAGTGGAGGAACCATTCTACCAACCCTTTCAGATTGTTGTGAATGAGTACCAGTTAAAATAAAATCATCAGGAAGTGATTGAAGTCTTTTGAGTTCTTGAATTGTAAAACTTCTATCTTCATTCCAATGAATCAATCCACCACTAGCAGTAAGTGTTGGTGCTGCTTTGAAAAATGATGCCCTCTTTGTATTGAAACAATGACCCTTCTCATGATAGTCCATGCCAGATAGAATCTTTTTAGGATTCTTTGGCATCTTCTTAACCACACTTTGATAGACACTACTGTTCAACATGTGTTCAGTCAGTCTATTTACATCCTCAGGGTCATTCTCTACACCATCGATAATGTCAGAGATGACAGTTTCTTTGGGTGAAGTTGGAGGAAACAACGTAGATACAGTAAGAACATTTAGACCAATCTTATCTGCAATATCATTACGAACTGCAATAAAGATTAGTCGTTCTCTACCTTGACCAACACCATGAAAAGATGCTCTCATTACTTTTGATGTAACAAGATAACCAATCTCCTCAAATGCATTAGTAATCTTAGCATAATAAGTCTTTGCTTCACCAATTGTCAACCCCTTGACATTCTCAGCAACAATAACCTTGGGTTGGATTGATTTGGCAACACGGATATATTCAAAGAATAAATCTTCGATGTTCTCAACCTTCTTACCATCAGAGTAGTTCTTGGTCTTACCCCAACCATCAGAGTGTTTAGACCCTTCTCCACGGCACATAGACCCGGCTACAGAGAATGCTGAACAGGGTGGTGACCCGTCAAGGATGTCTAGTTCACCGGGCTTCAGACCAGTGATCTTGAGAAAGTCACCACCCACCAATTCCTTAATGTCATTAGGAACAATGTGAGTTGATGGATAATTTGCAGAATAAGTCCTTCTTGCTTCCTCTACAAACTCATTGATACACAGGATTTTACCACCTGCAAGACGGTATCCTGTAGAGGAACCACCCCCACCAGCAAAGGTAGAGATGACAGTGAACTTTGATTGTGCCTCACCGTCATAAACATCTTGTAACTTATATGGTAGTTTCATATTGGTAGGACTCCTTCTCCAGTTGATGCGTAGTCAGAAGCCAAATCCATGACCCTCTTCCTACCACGATTATTTAGCATTTTATTATCCAACAGCGTTTCGAATAAGTGATCAATGTTAGAACCTAATTGAAGATTAATATGATCTTTCACATTAGTAACTCTATCAAATTCTTCTTTGAAAGCATCTCTGACAACCTGTTTTTGTTTTGGTTGATTGAGTTGAAACCAATCATATTGAAAGAAGTATTCCCTCACTTCATTATGATAGATGTATGGGTGGACTAGTTTAATATTTTTATTATTTGCTAGTTGTTCAATCTGACGAAATCCTGTCACATTATGTGGCATGAAGTAATTACGTCGAAATTGATCGAACAATTCTTTCGGTTCTTTAAAATGTAATATTGCTTTCTTACTGACTCCATAGTAACCATCAGCACCAATACCACTTAAGAGATATGACTCCTTGATGTAAGGAAAAACATATAGGAAGGGAAATGTACACTCAAAGTGTGTCTTCTTCCTACAGTCATAGTCTTTGACCAGACGTTTAAAGTCATCTACAAGATTATTTTTAGGAACAACAATAGTATTACAGTCCCAACCAAACTCATTACTAACTTCTTCAGCCTTGTGAGCATCATAAGACTTATCACCTTCCAGATGGAAAGTATATGCGGTGACCTTTTTGCTGAGACGATGGGCAGCAAAACCCAAACTCAAACTATCTACACCTCCAGACAACAAAATCCCCACAGTATCTGTGGGAACTTGATCCCGGATAATATTTACCAGGATTTTATCTATCAAGCGAGTCCTTTAATTTCCATGAATATATTATAACCCTAAAAAAGGGACCTGTCAAGGCCCCTGTGTCAGTTTATTTAATTGCAATTACTCCAACGAACTGATGGTTTCTCCAGAAGATTTGGCAGTCTTTGAACCCGGCAGTCATTACCATATCTCTCAACTCAGACCAGGTATTGGGTTTCAACATATCACGAAGTTGTTTCTCCTTATCCATGATCTGTTCAGCAGAGAAAGTCTTTCTCTTGTAGTCATAATGATTGAATGTAAGAAGTTCTTGGAAGAATGCATTCTCACACATCAACTTCTCTGCAAAGATAAATGCACCACCTTCATTGAGACCATTGTATATCTTATTGATAGTATCTTGTCTGGTAGTCTTAGGCATGAACTGTAGAGTGAATAGTGATGTCACTAGAGAACAGTTCTTGAACTCATAGTTAGTAACATTACCACGGACCCAATCTAACATTGCACTAGGGTATTCCTTACGAACTTCAATATGACGTTCTTCAAGGTCATCATAGAAACTACCAGCAAGTTCTACACCCACATAATGTGCATACTGACGATTAGGGTTGTTACCAATAATCATCTTGGTAAGTTTACCAGTTGAACACCCAACGTCAACGACTTTAGTATGGTCTTCTACAAAGTATCGTGAAAACGATACAGTATCCTCCAGAAGGTTTGAGTAACCTCTGATACTATCGTTAATATGATTATCAAATCCTTCAGGAGAATGTGCAAAAGAAAAGTCGTATGTCATATTACTTACCGTGTGTTTCGTATTCTAGTGCATCGTCAATTTTTTTGTCAAGTGTAACAATGATGTTACGAACATCAACAATTCTTGGTGGAATACAAGTGGGGTCAAGAGTGTAACCCTTCTGTTCTACAAACAAAGCCTGACGAACGACTGCTGCTTGTTGCAAATTCAGTTCAAGATTAATCATACCATTCTCCTAGTTTTGATAAAGTGTCTAATGTAAATTGTCAATGCAGCAAATCC